AAAATCATTCCTAATGTCATAGAAATGAGAGTTGCATTACGGTTATGTTTAGATATTGCCGCGTCTATTAATTCTTGTACTTGTTGTTCATTCATATCATTTTTGCTATTTAGTGTGTATCTGCCCATGATTGTCCTATATCCGATGTTGCTGTAATTGGGACACGAAAGTTATAGTAGCTACCTGCTAGTGGAGCTGCATCCACAAGAATTGCAGCAACTCTTTCTGCCTCACGTGGAACAACAGAAAACTGCTGTTCATCGTGTACGTAGGCACAACGTGTGTAATCAACGTTGTAAGTAAGCCCTGCTTGATCTAATAGATCTTGAGCAATTACACACCACCGCTTGCTCAAAATTGCGCCCGCAGACTGGAGCAGGTAGTTCAGCGAGGCATGTTCTGCTGTACAGAAGATAGGTCTTCCGTCTAGTCCAAGTAAGTAGCCTCTCTCACGAACGCGTAGTTTCACTGCTGCTACTAATGGTTCCAAACCAGGAATAGCGTCCAGGAACTTACGTCTTAATTCAGCACCTAGCGATTTCTTCTGTGCATCTGAAAACTCAGGCCGTAAAGTGTGGCCTAATTTCGAATCTCCCGCTCCATAGATAAATGCGTATGATAAATTTTTGACGATTTTCCTTGAGACAGGGACCTCAGGAGTCGTCATACGGTCAGCGTTCTGCTGATGTATGTCTCCGTTGACAACTACATCGGCAAAAGCATTGTCATCATACGTTGAGAGGAAGTGACCTAAACACCTCAATTCCAGTCCTTCCAAGTCGCATCCAACCATCACATGTCCTGGATGAGGTATAAATAGTCGGCGTGCCCAAGGTGCACTCACGACCTGTCCGAGATTCGGACCCCGGTGAACATTTCTAGAAGTTTGTGCCGCTAATACGCAGCTGTGATGGATACATCCGTCCTCTTCAATAGAGTTAAACCAGCTATTAGCACCTTCACTTAGCTGACCCATCCATTTCTGGAGAGTAAGCATACGAATGAAAATTTCACATTCATCATGTAGCTGCTGGTTATCTTGCGTTAACGCAATGTCTCTTACTTCAGAAAGTGTAGCTTCATCAACCTTTGGCTTACCTGTGTCAGTTACTTTAGTAAATCGAGCACCTCTAAAAGTGGTCAACGCCCACACGATATGTTGCCTGCTTGTTGGATTAAAATCAAGCAACTTGGTCATCGGCGCACCGGAGTGATAGCCCTTACGTTTATCAGTTCTCTTAGGTGTGAAAACCTTACCTGGGTAATATAGGAAGCGGCTACAGATAGTTTCTTTAAGTTTGTTAAACTCCTCTGCTAATTCAGTGCGAACATCTACAGCAGCATCCATATTAAATCTGAAACCGCTGGCTTCTTGTTGAGCCATTAGTTCCGCCATCCTCATTTCTAGTTTGATGTAATCATTCATCTTCGCTATCTTCCTCCTCGTTAGCTTTTACAAATGCGTATGTGGCGTAGTCTGGGTGGTGATCAGCGTGCCAAAACCACGGAACAGGGCATTGAGCCAACCATATGTAGAATTCTTTAGGCATAAGTCTTCATCCTCCGTTGCAACATTTGGTAAAGTTTCAATGTGACTTGAGTATCTTGAATGCAATACGACAGCATCTCAGGTGTATACCTATCCCATGCACCTTCGTGTGACCCATAGTCACCCTTAAAGCATTTGAGGCGATAACCCCAGGCTAGTAATGAATGGCGTCCATATAGCCGCTGAGGCATTCCGTCTGGTCTACGTTCATAATCTCTATCAATGATATTTGGGTAATAAAGTCTGCTTAAAATGAGTGTATCCATGAGCTCTCCTTGGAAATCAAAGTCTGGATACTGCTCTTTCAGTAGAGGTATGTCAAATCCAATTATGTTGTGACCAATGAGTGTATCAGCACGTTCTAATTGTTTTACACCTTGAATGATTGCTCGTTCAGGGTCACAGTCAAATACGTGAGGTTCACTATCTTCGACAGCATCTCGCATTACTATGCAGTGAATTGTTGAACCACGGCGTAGTAAGCCCGTAGTTTCTAAGTCAAACAATAGTGTCTTCATTGGTTTCGTCCTGGATATCATTTGCATCCTGCGGGTCAAACTCGTCTGGTTTGAACGGATTCGCGTTGGTAAAGTGGTCGTCATTAATCTCCTTAGATCGTGAGTGTTTGTTTACAGAAAATCGTTGGTCATCATCTTCGAACATTGGTTCTATAGCCATTGATAATTCTCTTGCTAATCGTGCAGCTCTTCTGAATTCATCTTTGTAATATGTTTCCCATTCGTGAGCTAATACAATCATCTTCCGGATACCCATTAAGTAACACTGGAAAACTGATGCACTAAATGGATAACGTGTTGAATAGATGACAGCTCCTGTTAATGGAGTACCACGTTTAGACGCGGTAGCTATTGCATAACATAAGCAATCAACTTCAACCTTTGAAGCAGTAAGTACACTGCGACCGTCTCCAACTATTTCACGATCACGTACAACAATACAACCGCCCGGAGACGTTGGATGACTTGAAGCTTTGGCTACAACCTTAGCTATATCCATAAAATACTGTTCTTTATTTTTAATGTAGGTGGGATCACCTTTTGGACTAGGCATAAGTCACATATAAGCTTATTTATTCCTATATTAGGTATTGAAACATATAATTGCGACTACAAACATTATGGATAAATCCAAAGATCGCTGGAAAGCCATTCCTCACGAGGAAGATTGGGCGCAGGTCAATAACAAGTCTCATTTGGAAAATAGTGATTGGGATAAGTCAAGTACAGATTCAACTGATTATTACAACAGGCATAATTTCAGACTTAGTGAGTTTGGGAGGAAGTCTGGTCTAGTTACCTTAGGTACAGTTGATGAATCAAGTAATACTGAAGCAACTGATAATGTCAATAATCCTCCTCATTATCAGCAAGGTTCACAAGAGGTGATCGATATCATTGAAGGGGCTATTATTCATGCACCTGAACCAGTAACAGGTATGTTGCAAGCTCAGGCATTGAAGTATTTATTGCGAATGTGGCATAAAGCAGATCCATTAGAAGATGCAAAAAAAGCTCAATGGTATTTAAATCGTATGGTAACTCAATTATAAAAATGGATACTCAAGGTACCTCCTCCAAGAAATTAAAACCAAATGAACTCAGCTTTGTTGTAGAGCCACAGAATCCAGAATCAATACCCTTTAGGCCATTTACTAATAAGATCTTCACAGTTGAAGAAAGGGATGAACTAAAGGAGATCATCAGAGAAGTCTTGAGAGAATTACTCTCCAGTTAGATCTTCCTCCAGCAGATCATTAGCTTCCTTTAGTTTGTTCAGCCACTCCTCCTCTGTCCAGTTGTTTACGCCTATATCAATTGCACGTTGATCGTGCTCATCCCATTCAATAGAAAACATTTTGGTCTCTTCGTCGTAAGCGGCCTCCAGGATCAACGGTGTTGTCTTCATGACTTGCACTCCCAATCATTTTTGTCATCATATTGAAAGTACATCCGTCTATTACGGTGGGTGATTTGCTCTTCTGTGTAGTCCTTTTCCATAATCGTATATGATAGTTAAACAAGAGAAAAGGATCTCTTGCGCTTTGGTATAGTCACTGAGAGGTACTCTAACATCGCTTAAAGAATAGATAATTCTGTCTTAATTGAAGGATCTCATGATCCTGTATGTGAGGAAGAAGAGCATCATAGGTAGTTGGATTATCATGGACCAAGTGCTTAAAATAGACAGATATACCATTAGTTAGTTCGTTGTCAAACGGTACGTACCAAGCATATACTTGAAAACATTCCCAAGGTTCCAGATCTTGAGACACCCAACTGTTCAGTTCCTCCAGGCGCTGAGCAGTTTTTATTATGTGTGCCTCTTGTGCTTCTGTTTCTGGCATAGTAAGCAATTCGTTACGATACAGCAGTGCATGTTTCCACATTAATGTTCCGTCTTTATGTATTAGACGACAGGGATGCACCAGTGTTCCAGATGGTAGCTTGTAGAAATGTTCCTTCGCAATATGCTTAGACATTAAATATTACCTTTATTATCTTGGTAATATTCCAAATCTTTGAACCAGCTGTCACCAGCGAATTCATTGTATATAATTCGTCCTATGTCACGGAACGTGCTGTAGAACAAACTGACCTTATCAATATTAGAGATTGATACATCAGTAGGAGGGCCATAGATAACTGCATTCCACGTAGATGGGCAGACAGATTCAAAGCCTCTAGCTGTAGCTCTGAGCTGCTTGATACGTTTAAATGGTATGCAGATTGGATAATCCCATACAACAGGAGCAGCTCTTAGTATCTCTGATGCACTGGTAAAGAACATAAATGAATTGATATGACCATTCCTATATTCATTGACAGTTTTGTTAAACCAGATGCGGCTATTACGAACAGCACCCTTAGGTGATACCCATACGTTGCCATGCCAGTGTTCTTGTAGTGGGTTCACTTCAATAGATGGAACAGCAGTGGCTTCCACCAATGCTTGTTGTACAGGATCAGATGTTGGGTCGTAGTCAATACCACCCATAACTATCCGTGCTCTATCAATAAGTTGCGGTGTTGGGTAGAGAGGTAGTTTTAATCCCTCCGCTTTCAGCTTATTCGCTAAATTCTGCCGCGAGCGCTCGGAGGCATTCTTGGCTCCCACCTGCTTCGACACTAAATGTTCTTGTTCCAGCATCACTAATCAAGGTTATAAGGACGTTTGTAGACCAGTCATTGTCATCAATTTGTTCCATTAGCTGACGAAGGAACTTGAGTGAATCCTCATCTTCCAATCGTTCTGCTGTGGCAATGTCCTTTTGAACATCATCTCCAGACATATAAATTGAACTATCATTAACTAAGTTAATGACTAATGTTCCAGCCCCTGTTGATTCAACACCACTCATAGCGATATTGATTAAATCAGTAAGAATTAATTCAGCAGTAGCTGTCATGAACTTCTGTTCTTGACTCTTCTCATCACCAAATTTTTCAGATTTGATTAAAGATTGTAATAGATCTGTTCGACGTGACATAATTGAATGACTCTCTAATAAGGATAAGTGTTATTTATGATAAATGTGGATATGGCATTTATCAGCACTAGTATGTGCGAAAACTGCACAAGTAGTACAACGTGCAGCCCAAGCATCTAGGCCCTGACTGCGGACTTCATTAAGACATTCGTTGAACTCTTCTGATTCCAATACAGGTGGTTCTGATGAAGCACATCCTGTAAGTAATGCAAGTAGCAGTAAAACATACGGCATTAGTATTCATCATCAGTTTCATCGATAGTGTCAGCAGCATCACCGTTATCAACAGGTGCTCTATAAAGCCCTGGTTCATTGGGTTCTGTCTGAGTTATGTGTTGTCCATTTAACATATCTGAAATGACTGCTTCAAATCGTTCTGTAAATCCCGTATTAGGATTCAGTAGTAATTCAGCACGTGCATCTATTTCTTCTGAAGCGTCAATACGTTCAGATTCCTTCATGTGCTGCTCCATTATATATTCAGCCACTGCCTGTTTAAGAGAGTGAATTTGACAAGATAGTTCAAAGCTCTCTATATAACTCTCAGAATCGACAAAGACGCCAATATTCTGTGGAATTAAATGGAAAGGATTGCAACAATATTTCTCTCCACAAGTAGTTTTAACTGCTGTATAGCCTAAGTCGCCCCAGCTGAACCACATCGCCACTCTTTGAGGATGATGTTGAGTAGAGCTGGTGATACCAGGCCGCCGCCAAGCAAATTGCGGCTGCTGAGTTCGGTTGTTTATACAACCATCCCATAACCAGCACTCATCTGGTGCTCCTATATCTACTTGTGACCAGAACTTAAGTGCCTTAATCCTTGTCTTCTTAAGCAGCGTTGTGAGGTCCAGGGAAAGTCTCCCTTCCCTTGCGGCAGCAACACATCTGACACAGGCTTGATGGCTATCAAACCTCAGTGAGTGTGAAGAGAATCTTCCAAGTGAATGACCTGTATAAATACACAGTTCACCTTCTTCTGCTGTATTGGAAATTTGTAGGTTACGTCTACCATACGGTCCAGGTGTGCTAGATGGTTTAGCTTC